TTTTACTGTAATCAGTAATCTCTTGATCAACAGTGTCGTCTGTAACTTCTGCCTCTGGAGTTTCTACTTTTGGTGGTCTGCGATCTTCTTCTGGAGTATCGTCAACTATTTCAACTGACAGTCCTTCATCTACTTCAGTTTGTATTTCCGTACTTTGTCCAAAAAATTTTTCTTCTTCAGACATTTTAGGTTCTGGAATATTTGGTTCTTCGTTTATTATTTCTGTTTCGCTCATGCTCTTACTACTCCTGTAGGATCATCGACTACTGCTTCCACAGTATCGTCATTGATTAATCGAAACTCTTGTCCATACATCATCATACGAGTGCCAGAGTAAGCTCTGAAAATGACCCAGTCACCTTTTTTGCACCATGGTCCAGAAGCAAATCTTTTTTCGTCATTATATGCATCAGGTCCTAACTCAAGAACATATCCGCAGATATTACCTACTTCTTCGTTCTTCATAGTTTGACTAGATTTTATAATACCGCCTTCAGTTTTTTCTTCTACTTGTGGCATAGCAACTAAAATTTTCCACCCTTTAGGTTCGGGTAATTGTTTTCTTGCTACTTCAGGTTCTGGTTTTTTTACCGCTTCTGTCATATTGTTTGCACGACTTTAGGAGTCGAGTTCCTTTAACGAGAGTGTCTATCTATCCAGTCAGCCATCTCTCTTTCTGCGAGGTTTAAACCCTCGATAATTCCACACAGCCTTTTGTATTCTTCGTGATCTTTAATCGTACCATTGGCTAAGTGATCTTTATGATCAGCAATTAAATCCCTAATTCTAGTTTTCAAAAAATCTGAAAGTGCTAATTCTTGGAACTCATCACTCATCTTTATCTAAATTCTGTGCTATATCTTTTGCTATGTCAATACCTTGCTTGTATCTTTCTGCTGATTTGCTATCAATTTCTTTTTCAGCTTCTAGCAAATCACTAGCAACTTTCTGTCCAATGCTAGCACCTGCAATTTGCTCTTGAGACTCTATCCTTTCTCTTTCTATCTCATCTCGGTTTTTAGCTTTTTCTGCATCTAGCTGTATGCGTGCAGCATCACTAGCAATTTTTCTCTGCACATCAGCTTCTTTGATTGCTACTTCACGTTCACGCATTTGAATGAGTGGGTCTTGTTGTTGTGCTTCTATTCTTTGTTGTTCTGCTTTTGATTGAGAAGTCACTGCAACTCGTTTGGCTGCTTCAGCTACTAGATCAGAAATACGTTTCTCGACATCTGCTGGTAATGGTTCGCCTTCTGCTGGTAGCGGTATACCCATTTCTTCCTCAACTTGTTTTCTAAACTTCATGGTTAGATGTTGATTTACATATGCACTTGCATTAGCCAAGATGCTTTGTGCCGTAGGACTTGCTTCTATTTTTTCTATGACATCAGGATTCTGTTGAGCAGCTATGATAGTTTCGATATGAGCATCATGGTCTTGAGTTCCGAAAGCTTGCACTGGTACACCATTGATTAGGTTTTGAACTGCAGTTACTGGATCAACAGGTTTGATGTCATCACTGTTTGGAATAATATCATCTACATTTCTGATTCCTAATGTTTCTAACATTTGCCTATGCAACTCAGGCATATTATAAATTTCAGGAGAAGTTGCTGCCAATTGCATGGCTGCCTGATATTGCATTATCCTTTGTGCCATGGTCGAAGCATTAGGATCAGATACAGGTAGAACATCTACCCTATCATCAAAGTCTGAAGCTTTAATAAATTCTTCTTCATCCATCTCATATGGATAAGTTGGCTCAGTAAAGTCTTTGACTATGCCAACTAATATTTCAAATTCTTTTCGCATTGAAGCATGTAGCCTTGCTTGCACGGCTGACATAACTTTCATGTTTCTTTCTAGCAAAGCAAGAGTTGTGCCAACTGGTGCTTGATTATTCATGTCAGATACTTTCATATCGTTCATGCTAGCAAAACGTCTACCCTCTTCTACTATATTTTGTAAGAGTTGATACAAAGTTCCTGATGGTTCTTTATAGGGTAGGAAACTAATGTTGTCTCTAATTGCACCACCCGGCACATCAACATCTCTAAATTCTCCGGGCATGATTGGTGTGTCATCGCCTTTAATTCTTAAACCTCTAGATTTTAAACCACCCGGCAAATTAGATAGTGTGCCTGCATCAACTAATTGTCTGAGTATTGAGGTAGCAGATTTAGCCAGACCACCTACCATGTGTATCAAACCAAAGCCATAAAAGCCTAATCCGGGCAAATATTGATAGTGAACAAAGTGCATGCGTCTTAATTTCTTAGGATCGTCTTCGTAATAGTTCCTACGAATACTCAAGACTATGCCACTTGGATAATCTATTGAGACTACATAGGGTAAAGCTATACCACTTTTATTCCCATCGATCATATCTTCGTAGCCATCTAGATCAAGGTTGACTTGCATTTCTAGAATAGTGTGTCGATCATCGTAGTTATAAGTCTTTGATTCGCCTGTCATTTCATCGTACTTCTTACGAATATCTGACTGTCCTTCATCGGACTCTGGTATATCTATGTCACGATAAAAGCCAGCAACTTGCATTTTGCGTACATCGTTTGAAGATTTACGCATGACATGAGTAGCACGATCACAAGTTTCTAAATCGCTTGCACCATAGTTAACTACTACATCTTCGGCTGGTACAAAGATAGAACTTGGTCTATCAAGGTTTGGATCAAAGTAAACTTTACGAAAGGCAGAACCTGCCAAGGGTAAAGAGAATAACATCTTCTCGGTCTCAGTTCGGTACTCAGACATTTGATGTGTTAATAAATAATTAAGGTAGTCTTGAACTCTTTGAGCCTGTTTGGTTTTATCTGTAGTAATCTTACCAACTAACTTAGTACGAACTGGTCCTTGGGCGGGAAACATTTCTGCTATTGATTGAGATTGGAAACGCACAACAGCTTCACTTAACATTGGATGAAAGACTCCACAAGCTCCAGCCCAAGGGGTAGTTCTCTCTTCTATTTTTAAACCTAACTGATCTAAACCTTTGACGTAGCTTTCTTCCCACTCACTACGAGAATCTTTATCGGCTTCAAACTGTGAGACTAAGTCTGCACCCATTTCATTTAGGTCGGTATCAGACATAAACTCAGCAAGGTTGGAATTAAAATCTTCCATCCCCATAGGACTGCTATCAGGATCGAAGTCTATAATCATGCCACCATCATCAGTTTGAATTGCAACTGAGTCTGGGTTTTCTATCGCCACAGTAACTTCTTCAGCACCTTGTTCTATTGTTCCTTCTACAGGCGTAGATGGTTGCATAGGATTTTTTTCTATAGCCAAAACTTACCTCAATAATAATCAGCGACTTTGTTATGTTCTAAAGGCTCATCCTCTTCATCGCTTGGTAAAGGTATGAATCCGCCTTGTCTAAATCTTAATAATGCTTGCGTACTACTATCAACTAAGTCATCGTGTTCGACATTAGGAAAGCCAGCAAACTCTTCTACTACTTCTTCTGCCCATCTAGTTTCAGGACACCACACAACACCTGAAGAAAATAAATCCGATACTGCATTAACCCTAGAAATCTTATCGTTACCACGACTAGGTGTGTATTCTTGTACAGGGATTCCAGCTTGTCGCAGTTCAAATATCAATGGCATCCCCGCAGCTTTTGCTTCGACAATAAAAGCATCGGGTTTGTATTGACTATGTTTCTCTACAGCTTTGACTTTTAATTCAGGAAACTCCAAACGAGCTTTGTAGGCATCCAGCAAAATAACATTCGGTGCTAGCATACCCTCATCGTTCTCACGATAGAATACTCCCCATGTAGTACAGGCTGAGTAGTCGGCTCGTTGATTCTTCATAAAGGCTGTATCCCAAGATTGAATCACAAACTCACATTCGGGTGGGTCTCTTTCTTCCCAAGTCTGCCACCATTCTCGTTTGACTAATGCACCTTCTTCTGAGGTGGGGTCTTGTTGATACTGAGATTGCCATTTACTATTCGGCAGTTCAGCACGCAACGCTTCTAATTCTTCTAGCTTCCAGAACTCTGACCACAAAGCTTCACCTGATGGTAGGATCGCAGGCAGTTCAATAACTTCCCATTGATCTGCACCACCTCGTTTAATGCTAGCATCTACTACCTGACCAGTTAGATCACGCTGATGCCATCTAGTCATTACTACCACAATCGCACCATTCGGTTGTAAACGCTGTCTTGGTCCAGAGGTATACCACTCATAAGTCTTATTGAACACATTCACATCTGCAGATGCACCTTCTTGTTCTGAATGCGGATCATCAATAATCAATAAGTCCGCACCTTTACCAGTCACCGCACCGCCAACACCTATCGCAAAGTATTCACCGCCCTTGTTGGTATTCCAACGACCCGCAGCTTTACTATCTGCTTGCAGACTAACATTAGGAAAGACATCCTTGAAATCGTTATTGTTGACAAGGTTTCTAACTTTACGACCAAAGCCAACAGCTAGTTCCGCAGTATGAGCAGTCTGAATGATCTTCTTTTCAGGATATTGTCCTAGAAACCACGCAGGCAACAGATAAGAAGCGAATTCACTCTTAGTATGTCTAGGAGGCATGTTAATAATTAAACGCTTTAGATCGCCTTTAACGACCTTCTCGAAGGCTTCAGCCATTATCTCGTGGTGTTTACCATGAATAAAAGCAGTCCACATCTCTTGCACAAAGGTTAAGAAGTTATTCTGAGAACCTTCACGCCTTTTGGCAGACTCCCACTCTTCCAACAGATCAAGCATCTCAGCCTTTTCAACTGAATCTAGATTCTTGATTTGATTAAGTATGTTGGGATTCATAGTAGGTACATACTGAAAGATAGATACTCCTTAAAAATCAATACCTTGTATAACCAACTGGTAATTACTTATCTGGTATTTACTAGATAGTAGGTATATCTATTCCAATACTTTACCATAATAGTACCCCTTCACACGGAAAGTCAACATAAAAATTATAATAATATATGGGGGTGTAGGATTCCTACCCCTTTATCCTACAGCTTTAGGTAATAGACGATTACAAAATGCAAGCATAAAAAGAAGAAGGGGGGGGTACATGAAAACTGCACATCAAATGTGTGGATCACTATGTATATATGGTAGGCAAGTAACCTGTTTGTCCAACGGGGGTGGGGGTCGTCTAGAATATCCAGATCATAAAATCAAAAGGGGGTGGTTAAGAATTAACCAATGGTCAAAAAGTGATCAGTCGTTCTGTGACTCTTCTAGTAGTCGGATGATCTTCTCTTCTATCTCTTCCGCTATCACTTCGCTTGCTCTCTCTTCTCTTTGTTCCACAACATCTGTAAATATTCCGATGGTCTTGCCCAGTAATTCTAATGCCCTGACTCTGCTAGCATCTGAATCTGCTTCTTTAGATTCCTTCATTAGTCTTTCAAGAACATAGTTCTTTGTTCGTATGCCTGATGCTACTGAACCATCCTCTCGCTTGCTGATCAGTCTCTGAACGCTTAGTGCTATCTTAGGGAGTGCTAGCAATTTGGATGACTCTACTTCTACCCACTTGGGAATCCTTCCTGACTTGGTTAACGTCACATCGTAAGCTTCTGCGTAGGCTTCTTTATAAGTTACCTTGCCTTTCACTATGAGGTCTACGAAGTGTCTTTGTTTCGGGGTCAAAATTTCTGGGCGGTCTTTGACTATTTTTAAGTTTGGTTTTTTCTTGTCGTTCATAGCGAATATTTTACTGGTCTTTATTTCTCAATGTAATGACTTTAAATTGCTAGCAATGAGCAAGCTTATTCGCTATAATTTCTACATGGACAAAAACAGCAGATCAATAAACCCCGACATCGTGTCGGTCTTCTTGGTGTGGTTAATTTTTGACCAGTCTAATTTTAATGTGGAGGTTTTATAGAACGAATTAATTTGACTCTGACCAATCCTAGTGAGTGACAGTAGCCTAGGCGTACCCCAGAGACCATGTAGCAAGTGACAGTTGTTAGAAAGCATGCGAGGGCGGTAAACGATACACCAAGTT